CGTGCTGGAGCGCAAGTTCTGGCAGCGGGAGACCGTCACGCCCGAGGTTTCCGAGCCTGTGGAGGGCGAGTGACATGACCGGGGCGGCGCTGATCCTCATCGGGGGGATGGTGGCCGTGATCCTGATTATCGCCATTGTAGCGGGACAGATGGAGGTGCTGTATCACCAACATCACCCGCCCGATGACGGGACACGGGAGGAATCGTTTGAGGAGGAGGATGACGAATGACCCTGATTCCAGCGGCGCGACTCATCGCCCTCTTTGAGCGGATGTACAAAGAGCGGTGGCCGTATGTCTGGGGGTCTGCCAAGGAGGGCGAAGTGGATTGCTCTGGGGCATATGTCTGGGCGTATCGTCAGTTCGGCAAAAAGATCGCCCACGGCTCCAACGCCATCGCCAGAGGCTATGTCGAAGGACTACAGCCCATCTCCGAGGCCATCCCCGGTATGGCGGCGTTCAAACTGAAAAAGCCCGGGCAGAGCGGCTATGACCTCCCGGCGAAGTACCAGAAGGGCGGCGCGGCCTATAACGGAGACCTGAACGACTACTATCACATCGGGCTGGTGGATGAGACCGGGAAGTATGTACTGAACGCACAGGGAACCAAAGCGGGATTCACCCGCACAAAAATCTCCGCGTGGGGCTGTGTTGGGCGGCTGAACGCGGTGGAATACAAGAAAGGGGATACGCCAATGCAGACCATGTATGTGACCGCCCCGGATGGCAACCCGGTGCGGGTGAGAAAACAGCCGTCCACGTCCTCTGAGACCATTGCCAAGCTGAAGGTCGGCACAGCGGTGGAGGCCGGGGACGATGTCAACGGCTGGAGAGCCATCGGAACCGGGGGCTATATGATGAGCAAATTCCTGAGCACATCTCAGACCGCCCAGAATGCGCCAGAAGCCCCCTCCGCCGTTCCGGGTGAGGAATCTACCGCCTATGTCAGGACGCTGTCCACGGGGGAATATAACCGCCTCTGCGAGATGCGCGACCACATGGAGGAAGACCTGAAGTTTTTGAAGACAATCGTGGGGGTGGGCTAAAATGCAGACACTTCCCGCAGTCGAGGGGCTGACCCCGGACATCCTGTGGTACACCGTCATCGGACTGGTGGGCATCGGTGCGCTGATCCTGTTGGTGGACAAGGTGGCGGAAGTGTTCCGCAAGCGCAAAGAGCGTCAGGCCGTCGCCAACACACCATCTGAAGAGCTGGCGGAAGACATCAGCAACAAGGTGATGAACAGTCTCAAGCCCAGGTTTGAGGATATCGACCGGAAACTGGCCAACGACAAGCTGCTCATCGAGGATCACACCCGCAAGCTGGCCGGGCACGGGGCGCAGATCGAGGCCATCGACAAGGGCAACAAGGTGCTGTGCCGGGGCATTCTGGCGCTGTTGAGCCATGAGATCAACGGCAATTCAAGCGACAAGCTGAAGGCATCACAGGCGGAGATTACTGACTACCTGATTGACAAGTGAAAGGAGACTTCACCATGATTGACTGGAAAGCGAAATTCTCATCCCGCAAGCTGTGGCTGGCGATTGTCGGGCTGGTGTCGGGCCTGCTCCTGCTGTTCGGCGTGGACAAGACCATTGTCGAGCAGATCGGCGGCATCGTGCTGACGGCGGGTTCTATCGTGGCGTACATCATCGGGGAAGGATGGGCCGATGCCGCTCATGCCGGGGGCAATACCGTCATTATGCCTGGGTTTGACGGAGTTGAGGGTGAGGATGACGAAAATAATGGTGATGGTTGAAATGTGGAAATAATTGTGCTATGATTCTCGCACACGCTGGCCTTCCCGGATCACTTCGGGAAGGTTTTTCGGTTGTAAACGCGGTTGTAAATACAGCGGAATTCAGTCATATTCTGCGGTAATTTTGGGATCGGATCAGACAAAGAAAAACCCCTGTAAACGCTGCGTTTACAAGGGTTTGTGCGGAGAAGCCGGGATTTGAACCCGGGCTGGCGGTAAAGCCACTACTCCCTTAGCAGGGGCATTATGAGATGAGAGATTATGCGGGATGACGTTGATGTGGTTGTAAATAGGTTGTAAATAGAAATTGCTTAGTCGGAAGGCTTTTTCATCATATCGACGACGGCAAAAACTTCATCAGTATCGGGATGAGCGTAACGATCAAGCATCTTGGTTGTTGACCAGCGCATGACCCTTTTTACGGTTTGTGGGGCGACGCCTTCAGTGATGGCAAGTCTGGTTGCAGTAGAGTGTCGGCAACAGTACGGTTCCAGTCTTCTACATCCGGCCTTTTGGAGTGCCGAATAGTATTGTTCATACCAGATTTTCTCTCTGCGTGTAAAGATGAAACCATCCGGTCGGGCTGTCTTAATCAAATCCTCCACAACGGGCACAATGTCAACCGGCAGGAAGACGGGTGATTCCTTGCGGACCTTGGTCTTCATGCCGACACCGATGATCTGACGCTTGTTAATGTCTATGTGTTCAACTTTCAGCGCTTGCATTTCACCTGGCATCATACCGGTATAGATCATGAGTAAAGGAATGGCGGCATTCATGTCGCCGGATTCATACAGTTTCCATAAAGCGGTTTGCTCCTTCTCTGTAAAAACCTCGCGCTCTTTTTCTTCCAGCTTTGGCAGCACGATAAAGGATGGGATGTCTTTAGCCGCCCATCCGTCCGCTCCTATCAGTTTGAAAAGGTGAGACAGCACTACCTTGCAATCCCGGGCAGTATAATAACTTGTAGTCACTTTTTCAACAGCTTCACGCAAAAGAGTAACGCTTATTTTATCAACAGTGTAGTATCCGATGTGCGGTTCCAGCTTTTTCCACGCTCCACGATAAGCGACTTGCTTACTGACAGATAGATTCGGCAATTCATTCGCGTCGAATGTTTTCCAGTAGGACAGCAAATCCGGGGCTTTCTTGTCGGCGTTTGGTGTTTCCGCCAGCAATGTTGGCAAATAATTGATGGCATCTCGCTTAGACTTGAAGCCACCCTTAGTTTTCCAAACGGGAAGAAGCTTTACTTTATCATCAACTACGACTTCTTTGTAATGATCTACCACTCTTGCCTCCCATGCATTCCTGCGGGGTTGAACAGACCCGGTGCCGTTGGGACGCCTGGTTCTTTTCTTCTTTGTTGCTGTTGCAGTCAGCTTTTTCCCGCACCACGGGCAGAACGCCGCGTCATCCTGCGATTCTTTGCGGCACTTTGGACACAGCATGGCGACACCTCATTTGTATTCGCGATACCTTTGGTTGTACATGTCACCGCGTTCAATGTGGTTCAGTTCATGCAAGTACGATCCGGCATTCGTTTCGCGGGTGTGACGTGCGTTGAGAATCATGTAGGGATTGCCGTCATCGTCGTGATAGCAAAAGCCTTTGATATGTGGAGGCATGTTTTCCATCCGGACAGTGCATTCTCCATACTCATCCATTACTTATTATCGCGCTCCTTTGTGATCCGTTCGGCCATCTGAAGCATGAAGTCAATGTCTTCGCTGGACATCCTGCGCTGCCTGTCAAACAGCATGCCAAGGCGCGGGTCCTGGTGAAGAGCCTCAAGGAAATCGTAATCGTCAACGGAAATGGTCTTGCTCATTAGCGCGGTTAGTGGCACATTAAACACATCAGCCATTGCCTCGATCACGTCGAGTTCCGGCTCACGTCTGCCGGTCTCATACATGGTTATGCTGGACTGAGACTGGCCGATTAGTTCGGCAAGCTGTGTCTGGGTCAAGCCACGCGCCTGACGCATCGTGCGGATCTTGATTCCTAAATCTTCCTTATTACCCACGAGAATCACCTCGCCTTGAGTATATCACGGAACGTGAAAAAATCAAGAGGCAAAAACACGTTTCGTAAAAGATTTTCGCAAAAAGTGAAAACACCCTATTGACAGATAACACGAATCGTGATAAGCTGTAGACCGTTGGGAGGTGATGCAATGGACAAGGCCAACATCGGACGCAAACTCCGGGCGCTTCGAGGGACGAAGACGATGGCGGAGGTTGCAGAGGCCGTTGGTACAAGCGTGAGCGCGATTGCGATGTACGAGAGTGGGGAGCGAATCCCGCGCGACGAGATCAAGATTGCGCTGGCCAAGTACTACGGGGTGGCGGTTGAGACCATTTTTTTTGAGACAGACTAACACGAATCGTGGTACAACCGAAGGTAATGTACAACGCGAAGGTGACCGACATGAGCGACTTCATCGTGACGGCGAAGAAGCCGAAGTACAAGCAGCCGAACCGGAACGGCATGATGGTGCGGGTACGGGCGCAGGACTATGTGGATCTGGCAAAGGTCTGCGAGGACGCCAACGTCCGGCTGTGCGACCTGCTGCACGGGGCCATCCGGTACGCGCTGGAGCATCTAAAGATTCGGTACCAGGAGAACGGGGGTGAGGACGACGGCAACGACGGCAACGACGGTTAAGGCGGAGACCTACACCAAGGCGTACATGGAGGCCCTGAGGCAGATGCTCCGCGAACATGCCAAGGAACTGAAGGACTGCGTGAACGAGCTGTGCTACAGGTGCGGCGACTACAAGCAGGAACACAACGGCGCCTGCGACGGCTGCCGGTGGAAGGAAGTGAGGTGCCGTGACGCTGGAAGAGATGAGGACAAGCGATGTAACGTGCCTCCGTCCTGCTGACGTGGCCGAGGTTCTCGGATGCCACCCGTATGCAATCAGCCTGGGGGCGAAGGACGGGACGCTGCCGTTCCCCTTCTTCCGGTCCGGCAATCGGACCAAGATTCCCCGCGAGGGCTTTCTGAACTGGATTGACGGCCGGTTCACGCAGACGGGCAGAGCGGAGGCAGAAACAAAAAGGGCCGATGCCCCGTGACGGCAGGGCAACGGCTTGAGTGTCCGGGATAAAGGACGTGTACATCATATCATGTCTGCGCGGATTGCGCAAGAGAAAAGGAGACGGATATGCATGACGAAGTGGGAAAAGTTCAAGGAGGACTGGGGATGGCTCGGATGGCTGGCCGAGATGCTGGCCGGGGCAATGGTGCTGACCTTGCCCATGTGGATGATCCTGCTGGGGCTGGCCTGAGACCGGTTCAGCCGTGGCAGGAACGCCCGGTTCCGTGGGATTTCGATAACGCTGACGAGTATGCGAAAGAACTGAACAGATTCATGAAAGAGGAATACTGGAATGAATGAGATTGAGAACCCGATGGTGACGGTCGGGGCCGTTGAATGGGAACGGATGAATGCTCAGGTTCCTTCGGACAACGCGACGGCGGAAGACTTCGATGCCTTCGCGTGGGAAACCGACCGGGTGGCGGACGTAATGATTGCGGCCTTCGGGCTGTGCGAAGGTGACCTGACCGAGGAAGTGGCCAAGGTGATCTACAGCGGTCTGCCGCAGGAGTTTGTCCGGAAGCTGCTTGAGGACTGGAGCAGCGATGATGATGTTCGCGACAAGTACAACAAATGGAGGAAAGAAAATGAGTGAGATCTTTGCGGTCGTGATTCCGTGCTATGAGAACGGCAAAGGGACTGACAGCCGGAAGCGCGTGGCTCGGCTGTTCAAGAGGGAGTACCTGGGGGTCGGCGATCTGGTTGCCTGTCAGAACGCGGCCGGTGGTGAGACGTTCGCGACCGTGGCTGTTCCGGACTTCGAGGCGCACGAGGAAGACGTGGTCAAGGTCTGGGGTGTGAAGCCTCAGAGCATCCACTACATCACGGCGCGGCTGATGAGGACTGACTTCCCCGTGCCGGATGATGTCATGGATTACACCCCGCCGGAGGTGGAGTAACCATGGCAAAGTATTACAAGGTGAACGCAGCTGATGAGTATGTCGGCATCGTCTTCACTACCTACGATTACGGGCGGTTCCAGAAACTGGTCGGCAACCGGGACGTGACGGAGTTACGGAAGGCCAAGATCAGGCGCTCCGTTGAGGCAAACGGACAGGTGTTCACCGTCATCACCGTCAACGAAAAGATGGAGGTCGTGGACGGACAGGGACGGCTGGAAGTCTTCAGTGAGAAAGGGCTGCCGGTGAACTATGTGATCGTTCCAGGCCTCACCTCAAAGGACTGTGCGGTGCTGAACGCGGCAACGACGGCGTGGCGGCTGGATGACTACATCGAGATGTACTGTTCGCAGGGCAACGTGGCTTACCAGCGGCTGAAGGAACTGAAGGAGAAGCACCGGAACATCGCCATCACCACCATTGCCTTCGCGCTGTGCGGCAAGGGACACTCCAACGGCGGGACCAACATCCGGAGCGGCGTCAGCTTCAACGTGACCGTGAAGGAAGGGACCTTCGACCTTCCCGCCGAGACCTTCGAACAGGCCGACAAGAAGCTGACCTACGCGGAGCAGTTCCTCGCCGCATTCAAGGCGACGGGTCGGAAGGACTGTCTGACCACGGCGGCGGTGTACGCCTACGACGTTGTCCCGAACCGGAACACGCTGCTGGACAAGTGGAACTGTTACGCAAACATCAAGTCCATCGCCAGACCGGCGGTGACCATCGCGGACGCGCTGAAGGTGATGGAGGACTGCTACAACTACAAGGCCAAGGCGGATGACAAGTTCTTCCTGGCTAATGAGTATGACCGCTACATCAAGAGCAGGACGTGAGACATTGAACGCACCATGTCACAACTGCCCGGACCGGCACGAAGGATGCCACGGGAAATGCGAACGGTATCTCGCTTATCGGGCGGAACTGGAATCGCACTACGAGGAGCGCAAAGCAATGAGGAACATGTACGACACGCGGTCGTACACATTCAACCGGGACGAGCGAAAGCGGCTGAACGCCGCCAAGCGGAAGGGGCGATAAAGTGGCAGGCAGCCTGACTGATGCCCTCACGCTGGGCAGCAGGGTCTGCCCGGTATGCGGAAAGGAATTCTACATCCGGTGCAGACCGTGGGAGTGGGGCTGGTTCTACAACAACAGCCACGACCAGACCGACACCCATCTGACGCTCCTGTGCTCCGGGGAATGCTCAAAGAAGTATGCCTTGCTGCAAGACGAAATCAACTGCCGCAAGGTGCTGAACTCGACGGCGTACAAGGCGTACAAACTCAGAGAAACCGGAAAGAGGTACGCAGAGATCGGCGACGAGCTTGGCTGCCCGGAGGCAAGCGTTTACTCCATGTGCAAATGGATCACAGAGCACAATTTCCGGGAACTTGAGCTGATTGACCGCAACGGTGAAGCAGCATACGGAGCATGACAGAACACCACCGTGAAGGGTTTCTCCTTTCTCTTTTCCCTGCACGGTGTCCGGTCACGGCAGGCTATAAGCCAAGCGGAGTTGATGCCTCCATTCACCACCCGTGGCTCTCTGTGCGTCAAGATTAGGGGATGGTCTGACGCATTGAAGGGAGCCTGCGCCGTGACCAAAGGTTTGCGGTCAGCCATAAAACCGCGTTTTCCCTCCGGGGTGTGCGGGCACCCCGGAGGCCCGACCAAACCAAACCGAGAGGGGACGAATGAATGAACGAACGCGAGTACAACGCGGCGGACGGTGTGCGGCGGAGCGACCTGTGGCTGGTTCAGGACAGCCCGGAAAAATTCCATTGGCACATGGAACACCCGGACGATGGGGAGCCTTCCCCGGCTCTGGTCTTCGGACAGGCGGCGCACAAGATACTGCTGGAGCCGATGAAATTCACGGATGAGTTTGCCATCGCGCCGGACGGCATCGACCGCAGGACGAAGGACGGCAAGGCGGCATGGACGGCATTTCTGGAGCAGAACGCCGGGAAGACCATCATCACCATGGACGTGTTCAGCCAGATCAAGGACATGGCGGCCAAGGCCAACGCCGACCCGACCGTGCGGAAGCTGCTGTCCGGGCGGCATGAGGTGCCGTTCTTCTGGACGGACCCGGACACGGGCGTGAAGTGCAAGGCGAAACTGGACTGTATGACCTATCTGGATGACATGCCTGTGGTGGTGGATTACAAGACCTGCAAGAGCGCGAAGACCGACGCCTTCATGCGGGACGCCTACAGCTACGGCTATCACTTGCAGGCGGCGATGTACACAGAGGCGGTGATGCTGACGCTGGGGCTGACGGAGAGACCGATGTTCGTGTTTGTCTGTCAGGAAAAGGACGCGCCGTACAGCATGAACATCATCACCGTGCCGGAGGACACCATGAACTACGGGCTGGACGTGATGCGGGAACTGCTCGGCATCTATGCGGCCTGTGAGAAGAGCGGCAACTGGTACGGCTACACCGGAGCAACGGGCCAGCCGAACGAACTGAGCCTCCCCGGATGGCTGAAGAAGAAGGAGGATGGACAGAGTGAGTGAGACCACAGCGGTATCCGTCCCGCAGGAGCAGGACACGCAGACCGCGCTGACCAGGGTGCCGAACACGGGCGTGGCGGACATCTGGCTGGACAAGGAGCGCTTCGACCAGGCGGTGCGCGTGGCGTCGGCCTTCAGCCGGACGGACATCGTGCCTCAGAACTACCAGAACAAGCCGGAAAACTGCCTCATCGCGCTGGACGTTGCCGCCCGGATGGGCATGAGCCCGCTGACGGTAATGCAAAGCCTCTATGTGGTGAAGGGCAAACCCACCTGGTCCGGTCAGGCATGCATGAGCATGATCCAGGGGTGCGGCAAGTTCACAGATGTGCGGCTGGTATACACCGGGAACAAGGGAACCGACAACCGTGGCTGCTATGTTGAGGCCACCCGCATCTCTGACGGCGAGATCGTACAGGGCACCGAGGTCACGCTGGCGATGGCGCGGGCCGAGGGATGGACCAGCAACACGAAGTGGAAGAACATGCCAGAGCAGATGCTGGGCTACCGGGCGGCGGCATTCTTCGCAAGACTCCATTGCCCGGACGCGCTGATGGGCTTCCAAACTGCCGAAGAGGTGGAGGACGTGAGCGGCAACAGCAAGCCGAAGAGCACGGCACAGCGGCTGGCGGCAGCGCTAAAGGTGGATACGACCCCGGCAACGGTACCTGTGACCAATAGCGTGGCGGACGCGCTGAGAGCGGAATAAGGAGGACAACCAATGAACAAGTGTGCTTTTACCGGACGGCTGACCAAGGACCCTGTGATGCGGCAGACCCAGAGCGGGGTGGCCGTTGCTGGCTTCTCGCTGGCGGTAGACCGTCCTGGCACCAGCAAGGACAACCGGGTGACGGACTTCTTCGACTTCACGGTGTGGGGCGGGAAGGACGGCCCTGGACGCGCCGGGGTGATTGAGAAGTACTTCCACAAGGGCGACGCCATCACCATCACGGACGCCACCGCGCAGGTGAGGAAGTGGAAGGACAAGGACGGCAACGACCGCCAGACCGTGGAGTTTGTGGTCCGGGACTTCGAGTTCGCCATGGGCAAGCGCGGTGACGGCCAGACCGGACAGCCCACGCAGCCGACCGAGGCGCCCAAGGAGAACTTCACCGAGGTCAAGGACGAGGACTTGCCCTTCTGACGGTGAGCGGCTGTGAAGATCTGGATTGACAGCAGGGAAAAACCGCAGGCCATCCGGGGCATTGTTGCATGGCTTGACAGGCACGGCATCGAGCATGAGCGCACCGCGTTGAAGATCGGGGACTACATGCTCGACGGTCAGCCGGGACTCATCATCGACCGGAAAGGCGGCTTCGGAGAACTCTGCATGAACCTGTGTTCGCCAGACCGGCGGCGGTTCTACAACGAGGTTCGCCGGGCACATGACCAGGGCATCCGGCTGGTGATCCTGTGCGAACAGTACGGGGTGAAGAGCCTCGCGGACGTGGCGTCATGGCGCAACCCATACGGCAAGGTGACAGGGCGGCAGCTGCAGGACGCGATCTACAAGCTGGAAATCGGATACGGCGTCCCGGTACTCTACTGTGACAAGCGGAGTACCGGGCGCAGGATTGCGGAGATCCTGACGGGACAGGACGAAGGGAGCATGAAGTGATGGATTACAACAACTTTTTCCGGGACATGATGGAAGAACTGGACCGCAAGGTGCAGGAGGAAAGGGACCGGCGCGATGACGAAAGCGCGAAGCTGGCCGAGATGAAGCACAAGAACGACGAGGCCGCCGAGGCTGTGTGGGGCACCTATGAGTCGCTGATCAGGAAGGGCTTCACGCCCGCGCAGGCGATGGAAGTGCTGAAGGCCATCCTGTCCACGGCGACGGTCGGCGGGCACAAGTGAAACTGGCCGATGCCATCCCGGTGATCCGGCAGTCTGTAAGCGCGGTGCAGGCTGCCGGGGCGCTGGGCCTTCAGCCGGACCGGTACGGGCGGTGCGCCTGCCCCATCCACGGCGGGAAGGACCGGAACATGAAGCTGTTCGAAGGGGAGCGTGGCTACTACTGCTTCGTCTGTCACAGCGGCGGAGACGTGCTGGACCTTGTCTGCAACGTGAACGGCTGTGAACTGAAGGACGCGGCAGTCTGGCTGGACGAGGCGCTCGGGTTGGGGTTGGACATCGGCCGGTCAGACAGCCGGGAGAGGGCGGAGAAGACCCGCAAGGCCACGGCGTTTCGCAAAGCCGTCCGGGCGGCAGAGGAAGAAAATCGGAAGAGGCTGTACAACGCACAGCTGGACACGCTGACCATGGAGATGGCGGTGGATGTTCTGCTGGAGCAGACGAGGCCGAGAAAGTACAGCGACGAGTTTTCCGAAGCCTTCTGCCGGACGCTGGCGGCGAGGGAAGAACTGCGGAACGTCGAGGCCGACCTGAACGCGATGGATGAGGACGCATGGAGGAAGAGATGACGGAGACCGCAAAGGCAATGATGAGCGATGCCGAGGTGATGGCGTTGCATCAGGCCTATATCGACAAGCATAAAAAGGCGTTCCGGGCGGCGTTTGATCTGCTGAACAGACTGTGGCCGCCGAAGAACGACGCCGAGTGGTTCAAAAGCACGGCTATCCCGGATATGACGCTTACCTACAACGACTGCGGGGACAATCGGCTGGCCAAGGAACTGGTCATGGCTGTGAGCGGATATGTGGTGGATATGGCTCCGGTGGTGCGCGGGGAGATAGGCTTCAGCAATATCGGCACGGAGGATATGAAAGATGGTTGAAATCGCGATCTTTATCGGAATGCTGATCTGCAAGGCGAACAACCTGGAAGTGCCGATTGTGTGTTCGATCGTTTGGGCCGCGGGCACGGCTGTACATCTGGGTATGGCGTGGTTCTGGAAGGCGAGAAAAAACAGATGAAGATCGGTCTGATCGACGTTGACGGACACAACTTCCCAAACCTCGCGCTGATGCGGATCTCCGCCTATCACAAAGCGCACGGCGATGAAGTTGAATGGTGGATGGGTGACCTGTTCCACTACGACATCGTCTACATGAGCAAGATATTCTCGGATGCGTACAGCCAAGACGTGCCGGAGCCGATGAACGCCGACCGGGTGGTGAAGGGCGGCACCGGCTACTGTATCTCCCTCGGACCGGATGGCAAGGAACATTTCGACCGGAGCAAGAACAACAGCCTCCCGCCAGAGATGGAAAAGACGTTTCCGGATTACAGCATCTACCCGCAGTTCAACTTCGCCGTCAGCATGACCAGTCGCGGATGTCCGAGAGGGTGCGCGTTCTGCCATGTGGCGGCGAAGGAAGGGCGGTGCGCTGTGAAGGTCGCTGACGTTTCCAATTT